CGGGCCGCTATCACTCGAATACAGCCACTCCACAGCGCGCATGACTTCCGCAAACTTGCGCGCTTTATCAACGATGTAGCGCAAGCGTCGATTGGTTTCCTCGTCGTGTTCCGGCTCCCGTTCTACGTAGTCGCGGAACGAATAGCCAGGTATGACTTGACCTGCAATGTCTAGCTTGTGCTCAAGATCATCGGCAAAGGTCTGCACGCGCGAATAAGCGTAATTGAAACTACCGCCGCTCATGCTTCCTCCACCATCGGAAACCTTGCCAATCCGGTAGCACGCCGGAACACTTCCATTTGCCGCGCAATGACAATCGCCGCTTTCTCGGATGAGGCTTCGACGGTGTCGCGCTGCCGGATGTTGGGTAGCCACATATCGCCGGATTGAATCGGCGTAAGTTGTTGGAAGGTGTTGTAGATCATGCGGCCACCTTCATGGTTTCAGCTACCTTGCGCACCCTCTGGCGGGATACGCCCATGACCTTAGCCGCTTCGGAATAAGATAGTCCAGACTCCAGCAACTTCTTAATCTTGTTGCGGCGAGCTTCAAACTGCTTAAGATATTTGGCCCGTTCGGGCGTGATTTTGTTCATGGAGGATAGCCTAATGTCTCCGAAACCTGTTGTCAACGGTTTCCCGTAAAAATATATTTTCGTTTGGCGCTTGACAACTGGTTACCAACATGAAACTATCTTTCTCACGCGCTGCACTTCACGCAGCGGATCGGAGGACAGGATGAAAATTTCAAAACTCAAAGGTCAAGGCATCGCGGACCGCGCGACCGGCAGCTTTGCCGGAGACCTTACGCTAGACCAAGCCATGTACGGCAACGGGCAAGTCAGCGTCGATGCCATGTGCGCGGCGATCCGGTTCCAGAAAGTTGAGCGCGCCGACATCGTGAAGCTGCTCGACGCGATGGCAGGTAGCGTGGTGATGTACTGGCCACGCTCGTCAAAGGGCTTTACGACGTCGGAAGCGGCTGATGTTCTTGAGTGGCTGGACAACGCAAGCGACAACATTGCTGATGGCGTCGGGTTGAGTGATTGGGTGGCGAAATGAGCCATACACCGGGACCGTGGAAAGTTGTTGCATCTAACCAAATTGGTCGCGCTTCTGCTGAGTTTTACATTTGGTCTGCGCAAGGGGATCAGCGTTCGCCTGCTGTTGCTCATGTGAAGCATTCAACCAAGCGCCCTACCCAAGCAAACGCTCGCTTGATAGCCGCCGCGCCGGAAATGCTGGCCGCGCTTGAGAATGCATTGAGCGATGCCGAGAAAGGCGGGTTTTGCTCACAGACATTTGACGATGTGCGCGCCGCTATCGCCAAAGCGAGGGGCCAATGACCGACTACAAGAATCTTGGCAAGCCCTCGCCCATGCCGCCGCTGCTGGTCGATCTGTGCCTTGCGCTGATCGCCATTGCCGTGATTGGCACATCCTACGGATTGGTGGCTGATAAAGCCGACCGCATGGTCGTGATGAGCCGCGCCGAGTTTGAGCGGCAGATTGCGGAACAACGCATCCAAGCAGCACGCCAAGCGATGGACGCGCGCGAGTGCATGGGCAATTGGCGCGACCTGTTCCGGCCCGAGCAGAAGCGAGGTTCTCTATGAACCTTGACGCCGCTATCCGCGAAGCCGACAAGCGTGTGCAGTCAATCATTGACGAGCGGCGCGACCGACTGATGATCCGTAACAAATTCACGTTTGAGCATGCCCGCCGCGCCAGTGCGCAGCGGCTGCGCAATGACAAACGCGAACAACGCACATGGAAAATTAAATGAATCTGTTTCAACGCATTAACGAAGTACGCAAGGAAATTGCCTACGTGCGCAAGGACAAGTCTGTTTCCACCGGCAAAGGCTCTTACATGGCCGTGACGCATGACATGGTAACGGCCATTATTCGGGAGCATATGGTTACGCATGGCGTAGTCAGTTTTCCGTCGCTAGTCGCCTCGCAAACGGTGCGACTACCGGACACAAATGACGGGCCAGCAAAGCAGCATCGTTATGAGGCGACCTATGATTTTACGTTTGCCAACATGGACGATCCCGCCGACCGCCTAGTAATTCGCATTGAGGCGCACGCGATGGACAACGCCGACAAAGCGCCGGGGAAGGCTCTCAGCTACGCCAAGAAATACGCCGTGCTGAAATTGTTTGAACTTGAGACCGGCGAGGATGAGGAAAGCCGCGTTGCGCGTCCCGAAGGTATGGCCGATAACGTGCTTGCCGATTACCTCGCTTCGATGGACGAATCTGCAACGCTTGACGGACTGGTAAAGACTTACAGCCGCGCATTCAAAGCGGCACAAGAGGCTGGCGACGAAGAAGCTAAGATCAAGATTATCCAGAAGAAAGACGTGCGCAAAAAAGCCCTTACTCCGGTGACGCCATGAAGATCATTGATTGCATTCAAGGCACTCCGGAATGGCACGCTGCGCGATCCGGCAAGGTTACGGCTTCGTCAATCAACTGCGTTACTGCCAAGGTCAAGACCGGCGAATCAAAGATGCGCGAGGATTACAAGATTCAGATTGTGACCGAGCGCCTTATGGGAAAGCCCGCAGAAGGCGGCTATTTTTCTGACGTGATGAAGTGGGGTCTTGAGCAAGAGCCGTTCGCCAGGGCCGCGTATGAGATGCGTTCGGGCGTGTTGGTAGATCAAGTAGGCTTTGTGGTGCATCCGTCTATTGATGGCGCTGGCATGTCGCCTGATGGCTTGGTAGGCGATCAAGGCTTAGTCGAAATTAAGTGTCCTTTGAGCAAGACGCATATTCGCTATTTCCTTGATGGCAAAGTGCCAAGCGAATACAAGCCGCAAATGCTCTGGCAAATGGCCTGCTCTGAACGTGCATGGTGCGACTTCGTTTCCTTCGATCCGCGATTGCCAGAGGACTTGCAACTGTTCACAGTCAGGTTTGAGCGCGACGATGCGGCCATCAAAGCGATGGAGGCGGAAGTGCTGACGTTCTTGGCGGAAGTGGATGACATCATCAAGAGGTTGCGCAAATGAAACCGTTTTACCTCGTACACGCAGAAGCTCGGCGCCGTGCCGTGGAAGCCGTCCAGAACGCGCCGGATGGCATGGTTGTGCGGATTTCCGAACCGAAGCGGAACCTCGAGCAGAACGACAAATTCCACGCCATCTGTTCCGACCTCGCAGCCTCCGGGCTGGAATGGATGGGCAAGCGCCGCACCAAGGACGAATGGAAGGTCTTGCTTGTTTCTGGGCATGCCGTTGCTACCAAACGGGGCGCGGAGATGGTTGCAGGCTTGGAAAATGAGTTTGTGAACCTGCGGGAATCTACGGCAAGCATGGGCATTAAGCGCATGTCTAGTTTGATTGAGTACGCCAATGCGTTCATGGCCGCGCATGAAGTGGAGTCGGTGGAGTGAGAGGCGCAGCCGAACACATGGAGCGCGTGGCGGGTCTGCCGTGCTGCTTGTGTGGTGCCTATGGCGTCCAAGTCCATCACGTTACCGAGGGCAAGACGTTTGGCAAGCGCGACAAGCTGCACTTCTGCACTTTGCCGGTATGCCCTGATTGCCACACCGGGCCGAAAGGCATCCACGGCGACAAGACCATGCTGCGGATTGCCAAGAAATCGGAGTTGGAACTGCTAGGCGAAACCCTGGCGAAGATTTACGGATAGATCAACCGGCCCCGCCCGTTCCCGTTATTGCCGCAGGGACCAGAGGCGGGTGGGGCCGACCCATACAGGAGCAACGAAATGCAAATTAAGTGGATCAAACCCTCAGATCAGTTTCCGCCGTTTGGCGAACAGATCATGGTGATGCTAGGTGGTAGCGGCAGTACCGATGCGGGGCGCTCGTATGAAATGTACGTGCGCATCATGAATGCTGTTATCAGCCATCGCAGCCCGAATGACGACGAAGACGGCGACGAGCAAGAAGCGTTTTTTGCTGGGCCGCAGGACGATTACGACGATTACCAATTCATGGTCTATCCGTATGACGAATACAAATTCGGCATGGGCGATGACGATGACAGCGATTGGTTTTCCGACAGCATTATTGTTTGGGCGCCGATGCCCGACATTTCGGAAATTGCGGAGGCTGCATGAACCCCGCACAAAAGCCCGCCAAAGCCCCGCCACCGCAAATCAACCGCCTGACCCTGCCGGTGTACGTGCCGCCCAAAGTTCCGCACAGGCCGGTCATTTCCGCGCCCGGATGCGTGGTGCGCCGGTATTTGACAAGCGAGGTGATGGGATGATTGTTGTAATCAAAAATCGCTACAACGATGCAGTTTTGTTCTCCTGCGATGTGGCGGATAGCGTTGATAGCGGATTGAGGTTGCGCGTCGCGCTTGAGGAAGCGACGGCAAGCTGTGCCTACCTGAGCGGTGCCAATTTGAACGGTGCCAATTTGGGCGGTGCCTACCTGAGCGGTGCCAATTTGGGCGGTGCCAATTTGGGCAATGTTAATTTGAACGGTGCCAATTTGGGCGGTGCTAATTTGGGCGGTGCCAATTTGGGCGGTGCTAATTTGGGCGGTGCTAATTTGAGCGATGCCAATTTGGGCGGTGCTAATTTGAGCGGTGCTAATTTGAGCGGTGCTAATTTGAGCGATGCCTACCTGATCGATGCCAATTTGAGCGGTGCCTATTTGGGCGGTG